GGAACAAAATCAAACCCAAGGAATCCCATTTGGGAGAATAAATCCAGAGGGCTATTCGTCACAGGGCTTCCAGTCAAAATAAACCGGTACGGTGCTTTTGGGGCGACCTTGAGAAGATTTTTAGTTCGATTTGCTTTATGGTTTTTAATCGTAGTAGATTCATCAATAACTAACAGGGTTTTATTGAGGCTGAGAAATTGGGAGCAAATTTCTGCTCCCTTAATGCTCGAAAGAGCTTCTACATTCATTATAAAGCATCGTAATGTATTTTCGTTGCACAGTTTAGGTGTTGCCAGGGAAACAAGTGTTGAAGTGAATTTCTTAGTCCAATTAGGTTGCCACACTAAAACCTCTCGTTTAATGTCTTCCGAAAGATGAAGGTCTATCTGGTCAACCCAGTTTCGGTAGACACCTTTCGGAGCAATAATTAAAAGAGAATTTATCTTTTTGTTTAAGAACAAGGAGCCAGCATAATCGACAATAAGTTTTGACTTCCCAAGTCCCATTTCCCAGAAAATTCCATATTCGGAGCGGTCTTCCTCAACTAATTGCTCGAACATTTTTTGTTGATGCTCATACGGCTTGGTTTTAGAAACATAATTCATACGGCTAATTTCTCCCACACTTCAAACTCTGTAAATTGAGAGCAAGGGCCTTCCCAGAACGCCACCGCCAGCGTTCGATCTGGGTTTCCTTTACCTAGATAATCTTCACGCCATGACAAATGACAAAACCGTGAAGGACGATGTCTGTAAAACTGGTCAATACCTTTTTTACACGCGAACAAAGTCGGACTACAAACCAAAGCCATGCGTTCTACGCCTATAGCAAAGGCATGGTCAATAACTCCTCGTATGTGTTTAAAAGGAGGGTTTGTAATTATGTCAGGAGCTTCTGCTTTTTGGATGTTAAAAAAATCTTGTCCGGTTGTAATATCACCAACCACAGGATTTACTCCTAACATTACTTTCATGCGTTCACTAAATCTACCATCTCCGTTAAACGGTTCCCAAGGCTTAACGTCTCTCCATCGTAAACGGAGTAACACCTCATTGATAACAGAATGAGGTGTTGGGTAAAAATCATGTTTCTCTCGCATTGAAAACCCTCCGAATGACAAAGGAACGAACAGTGCTTAGAAAGAAATAACAGAGCGTTATTCCACCAGCATCTACTGGGTTGGGATGCAAACCAAACAACGGCAGACAAAACAGAGTAAAAAGATAACTAATAGCTAACCCGATTATCGAGTTAGCGTTAGCCTCAACAAAACTTGCTGCTCTAGTTTGCATTTTCCTGATAACTGCTTAGTTTAATATGTCGCTCCCATCCGACGTAAGGCGAATCTATAGATTCTCTATATTCATCTGTCCGGCGATGAAGTTCTTTAACGTCAGCGGCTGACATAGCGGTTTCTTCGTAATGATCGAAGATAATTTCCCACGTTTTAGTTATAGTTTGCGGGGGTTGTGTATTTTTTGCCAGTGTTCGGAGTTTTTCGTAAAGGTGCTTTGGGATATTTACTGATTTGTAGCGGGTTAAATCCATAATAATTCCTTAAAAAGTTTAATCTTATATAAATATAGGTGTTAGATCTCATAAAATCAAATTATTTCTTTAATATTTCCCCAGTTTTTGCCTATTTTAATGCTTGTAGAAATAGGCACTTCCAGGGGAATAGCCTCTACCATTTCTTTAGAGAGCCTTTCAGCTTCTGCTTTCCCTTCCACCGAGAAAGCAAGCTCGTCATGGATTGAAAGAAGAGGAATTTTACTGTGGTTTTTATAGATATTAACCATTGCTTGCTTAGTCATGTCTGCGGCGGAGGATTGTATAAGACGATTTGTGCAGCGATATAAACCAGAGCGTTGTAACTGCGTGTTCGGTCCATAGAAGTCGATAGCTTCTTTTAGATTAAATGATTTCTGGATTTGCTTCGACCATCCCGCAGGTTCCCATTTATCGAAACGTGACTTTCTTCCTTTTAGCGAACGGATACTTCCGTTCGAAGCCGGAGACTTTAAGCGGTTTTGAATAGAGGTCGATACCTCTTTTACGAATGGAATTGCCCGGTGATAATTTTGCACTAATTCTTTTGCTTCATCAAAACTTATATCTAAACTTTCAGATAACCGGCCTAACCCCATTCCATACATCAAAGACAGATTGACCACCTTGGCGACTGGGCGCGGAATCGACGCAACCTGTGAAACAAGCGTGTGAAAATCAACACTATTATCTTTATGGAACGAATCTACGAATTGTTGAACGCCAGGTATCGGATTGTTTCTGAGGTCGCCTAAGATTTTTGCGTAATGCAAAAGGATCAAGGGTTCTTGCTGTGAGTAATCTATTGAACAAAACTTCTCTCCCTCTTCGGCTAGAAACAAAGCGCGAATTAATCCGGCGACCTCTTTGTTTCGAGCAGGAAAGTTCTGGCCGTTAGGGTTTGACATAGACAATCTACCTGTGACAGCCCCTCCGGCTTCCGATTTTATCTGGTGGATGTCAGGATGGATTCGATTGTTGACACATGCCTTTTCTAGCAAACCGTCAAGGAAAGTTCCTGATACTTTATTCAATTCCCGCGCCTCTAAAATCAAAGCTGCAAGGGGGTGTTCGTGTTCGGATAAAAATGTTTTGGTAAAAGAGGGTTCTTTACTTTTTTCTGTTCGAGGATACTCTAGCCCAAGCTCATCAAACGCCTTGGCAATACTACGAGCTGCCCAGATTTCTACATTAGTGTTGGTCAGTTTTTTAATTTTAGAAAGTGTTTGCTTTTCACGCTTCTTAATAAGCTCTCTAGTTTTTTCTGCTTGGTCTATGTCTAGCCGTATGCCCCTGAAGGTCATTTCCACCAAGATAGGAAGCAAATCAGATTCCAGTTCCCAAACATCATTCAAATCCTGCTCGACCAGCATAGACTGTTGTTTTTGTACGAACAGATCAAAACAGAGCCGAGCATCCCACTCTGCATAAGCACCCACGAAGGACGAATGTAATTTATACATATTCGCTTTATGATTAGAGTAGCCGAACGATGCGGCTGCATCCTTTAGTTCTTGTTCGCTTTTTATTTTTCCGAGATAATCAAACGCCACACTATTAAGGCTTAGTGAATATCTGTCTTCCAATAATCCAGCCGTAACCATTGTGCAAATAATCCGAGGGCCGTCTACCTTGAATCCTTCCCGCTTTAGCCAGCCCAGATCATAATTGGCGTTATGACAAATTAAATTTTCCGTATTATCTATTGCTTTTTGCACGTATTTTTTGACGGATGTCACAGGAAGATTCCCACCCGAATCATGCCTGAAGGGTAAGTAAATTTCCCAATCTGCTGTAGCCAGTGCGATGCCACAAATAAACCCCTGACGGGGAAACTTCCAACTAGGGCCATGCGTTTTTAATAAAGGGTCGTTTGTCTCAACATCCAAGGCCAAAAAACGTATCGGCTGATCTATGTTAGGAAGTTCCGAAAGTTCGGGAGCTGACCACTCTCCTTCGGCCTTTTTTCCAAAATCAAGTGTATCAGACAAATGTTTACGCATACTTAATTCAAAAGCTCTAGTTGATTCTCGTCCTGACTTTGTGACATTTCTCCAGATAATGCGATATACGCTGCTGCGTCAACAAATGAATCCATATGCGTTTCAGTTCGACATAACCTGCAAATTTTTAAAAGAGCCATCATCAGTGCAACATGGTGAGGCTTTAGTTCTCCTTCACACCTGTCGATTACAACTTGCCACATCGCTTTTATATCCGTGTGATTTTCCAAAGCTGGTCCGTAAACTTCTTGACGCTCAGTGTTAATTAATCTTTGTGCTTCGAGCAGGATTTTGTCTCGATTCATCATATCTGAAAACTCCTTCCATAGTCCCGTGGTTGTACAAGATATAAATTTTCCTTGGGTCGGGATAACCCAACGTAGAAAACTCTTTCGTTCTCATAATTATTGTTGTGCAAACTCGCCGTAGTCAGATCTAAAAAAACAATTACGTTTTCTGCTTCTCCACCTTTTGCGCCGTGGATTGTACTAAGTTGAATACGAGGGGTTTTTAGATGAAATGAGTCATCTCCTTTTCTTAAAATGCTCGTTACATATGTCCTGTCTACTTCAATACTTTTACTGTCAAGAGCCTCGGACCATATCTCTTCAATCGGAGCCAGCAGACCATGATTTAAAACAAGGTCGTCATAAGAAACATATAAGTCATCTTCGATCTTTAGTTTTTTAAACCCCCTCTTTATTTTTTTATTATTTCCTGACATATATTTATACATGATTTTTACGGATTCCGCTGACACTTCTTTTCCTTTTCGCAAACGCTCCCATGTAATAATAGCTGTTGTCAAATTGTAACTTATGCTCCTTGCGCCGTTTCGCATAAACAAGTATCCGCTTGATTTCAGATCTTCGGAAACAGAATCGAGCATGTAATTCGCCTGTGCGAGAATAAGCCAGTCACCAGAACTAAAATCTACTTCTTC